ACTGGTGCTAGTTTGACCACAATCAAGTATGATCTTGTGCATTATACTGGCACAGTCAAAGTACAAGCCGCACAGGATTACGAAGCCGTATGGGTAGACGTTACTGAAAGCCGCGAATACTTTGACGAGTCTGGTACCTTTTACATCAATGTGGTGGGTTTCCACCCGTTGTTGCGACTGGGTATTAACAACAGTCAAGGGTACGGTGCGTCGGCAACTGCCACAGTGGTTGATGGTGTGGTCACTGGTATTGCTGTAAACAATGCTGGCATGGGATACATGGCAGCACCTTGTGTTCAAATCTTGGGCAATGGTGCCGGCGCAACTGCTGTTGGTGCACCATTCACAGGTCCCAGCGGAATTGGTGCAATCACTGTGACCAATGGTGGTTCGGGCTATTTGCCATTGAATTTTGGTGGCACTGAGGATCAAGCGGTTACTGTGCTGATCACAACTGGCTACGTTACCAATATCTTTTATCGTTAAGCATTGCATTTGCGTAACAGATCTGTTACACTGTACAGATGCTTGATATCCTTGCTTACCTACCTGCAAAAAAGAAACAGACGCCCAGTGGGTGGTTGAGTTTCAATGCAGTGTGCTGTCAGCACAATGGGTCAACACAGGATCGAAGAGGACGTGGTGGACTCAAAGCCACTGAGGCTGGTTGGAGTTATCACTGTTTCAACTGTAGTTACACAGCCAGTTTTATCTTGGGTCGTACTGTAAGTTACAAAGCTCGAAAACTCCTGGGCTGGATGAATGTTCCTGAAGTAGAAATAGAGATGTTGAATCTTGAAAGTCTGCGGCATCGAAGCATCAATGGCATCTTAGAAGATCGACAACAAATGTGGAACACACTGAGTGGTGTGTCATTTGAAGAACGAGACTTGCCACCGTTTGCTGAACTGCTGACACCTGAACACAAATTTTATTGGGACTACGTGCGTGGCAGACATGTGCCCGAAGACTTTCCTGTCATGGTGCAGATACAAAACGACGGCATCCACTGGACAAGATTGCATGTGGTAATACCATTTACCCATGACAACAAGATTGTGGGATACACTTGCAGATTTTTAGATGACAAACAGCCCAAGTTCATCAGTGACAGTCAACCTGGTTATGTGTTTGGCACAGACTTACAGCACTCGGATTGGCAACATGTCATAGTCACAGAAGGCATCTTTGATGCACTCAGCATAGGTGGTGTGGCAGTGATGCACAACACTGTGAGTGATGCACAAGTTAGATTGATACGCAGTTTAGACAAACAGATAACAGTGGTACCAGATCAAGACAAGGCAGGTATTGAACTCGTTGACCGTGCAGTAGAACTGGGCTGGGCTGTGAGCATACCTGACTGGCCCGCGGGCTGTAAAGATGTCAACGATGCAGTAATAAAGTTGGGCCGATTAGGTGCCTTGCTAACTATAATGCAAGCAAGAGAAACTAGTAGAATCAAGATAGAACTAAGGAAAAAAGCACTTGTTAAAAGAATACGGACTTGACGTCCAACGATTATTTTTAGAAATGATGTTGGAAGACGCACAAAGTTACGTGCGTGTGCAGAACATTTATAACCCGCAGAACTTTGACAAGAGTCTGCGAGCCGCGGCTGAGTTTATCAAAGAACATTCAGACAAGCACAAGACCTTGCCCGACCGTACACAAATCTCTGCCACCACGGGTATTAAACTGCAAGCAGTGCCTGACTTGAACGAAGGCCACTTTGATTGGTTTATGGGCGAGTTTGAACAGTTTACCAAGCGGCAAGAATTAGAACGTGCTATTTTAAAAGCCGCAGACATGCTGGAAAAGGGTGACTTTGAACCTGTAGAAAAACTGATCAAAGATGCTGTACAAATATCACTGACCAAGGACATGGGCACAGACTATTTCAGTGATCCCAAGGCACGTATTGAGAAGTATTTCAACTCGGGTGGGCAAGTGTCAACAGGTTGGCCACAACTGGACAGATTGTTGTATGGTGGATTCAGTCGTGGCGAACTCAACATCTTTGCTGGTGGATCCGGTTCAGGTAAGAGTCTTGTGATGATGAACATTGCGCTAAATTGGTTGCAACAAGGACTTAGTGGTGTGTACATCACACTGGAACTGAGTGAAGAACTAACAAGTTTGCGAACAGATGCTATGTTGACCAACATGAGCACCAAGGACATTCGCAAAGATATTGACACCACAGAACTCAAAGTCAAGTTAGTGGCTAAGAAGTCAGGCAACTATCAAGTCAAAGGCTTGCCAGCACAAAGCAACATCAATGACATACGTGCATACTTGAAAGAGTATCAAATACAAACAGGCAAGCGTGTGGACTTTGTGATGATTGATTACTTGGATTTGTTGATGCCTGTGAGTGCAAAAGTCAGTCCCAACGACTTGTTTGTGAAAGACAAATATGTGTCAGAAGAACTTCGTAACTTGGCCAAAGAACTTGGTATCCTAATGGTAACTGCATCGCAGTTGAACAGATCGGCTGTGGAAGAACAAGAATTTGATCACTCGCACATTTCGGGTGGTATCTCCAAGATCAACACAGCAGACAATGTGTTTGGTATCTTTACGTCACGATCCATGAAAGAGCGTGGCAAGTATCAGATACAGTGTATGAAATCTCGAAGCTCGACCGGCGTTGGTCAAAAAATTGATTTGGAGTATAACATTGAAACTATGCGTATTACTGATGAAGGCGGAGACGAAGGCGGATACAACAAACCGCAAAGCTCTGCATCAATCATGGACTCGATCAAAGCCCGCAGCCAAGTTAGCCCGGCTGGAGATGACAAAGACAGCCCTCCATGGGACAGTGGTGGTGACGCACCAAAAATCACAGCAGACGTTCAAAGTGCCAAACTAAAACAACTATTAGGAAAGATCAAAACATCATGACTAATTTAATTTTAGGTGCTAACAGTAGATTTGGCAAGATATTAAAAAATTATTTGCCAGGAACATATTTGACTCGTCAAGAGTTTGATTTATCAAATCCTAATTTTGATCAATTTAACACACTAACAGTGGATAACATAATTTTTTTGACAGCAAGCAACGCCAGTAGTTTTCAACAAGTTGGAAAAAATTGCGACAGTGTTTTTAAATTATTAGACATAGTCAAATACAATACAGCATGGATTTTTACTAGTGGACTCGGTACGTTTAGTGGCAGTAAAAATTATGAGAATGTTTATTACAGTACAGAAAAAATGCTGTTAAATTTCGTTGCATTTAAAAAAAATCACACAACCCATAACATAAAAATAATTCACCCAGGCCATATGAGCACAGTTGAAGAATACGCAAATACAGTCAATAATTTTTTGCAGTTGATGGGCGACCCACCTAATAAAAATCTTATCTGGTCCCTGGCAAGAAATTCATATATTCCTTATTAATACAAAACCACGTGCTATACACAATCACTGTGAGAAATAGAGTATCATGAAAGATAAAAAATATTTTTGTTATGAAATATATAAAAATCTTGCAATAAGGTCTTTAAATGGGCAAATTGGATATAGTCCCTGCTCATATTATGACGGAGTTATAAAAATTACCACTGATTTTGATTTATCTAAAGCCTGGCATAGCCCAGAACATAATCAGTTAAAATTGTTAATAGAAAATGATCAACCAATACCTGGATGTCATCAATGTTATCGTGAAGAATCACACGGTCTTGCAAGTCGTTGGAAGTCATCTAAACAACTGTATGAGGATTTTCACCAAGATACAAATATAGATCTAACCAGTCCACAAAGTATTGATTACAGCGTGGGAAATTTATGCAATTTAAAATGTTTAATTTGCGGTCCAGAGAATAGTTCTTCGTGGCTGCCTGATTATCAAAAAAAATATCCTCTAACAGACATAAACAAATTCAAATACGACAAGCACAATCAAATTGAAACACTTGATCTTGCATTGTTGATGAATGTAAAAAATATACATTTTCACGGTGGTGGTGAACCATTGATGTCTAACAATCATGTAACAATGTTAAAAAGTATAAAAGAAGCAAAAGGACTCAGTGATGTTAGAGTATTTTACAATACCAATGGCACACAAACCGTATCTCAGTCAGTTCTTGATTTGTGGGAAGAATGTAAACTGGTAGAATTATATTTTAGTATTGATGATATTGGCGATCGCTTCAATTACCAACGCACAGGCGCAAATTGGAATCAAGTAATTCAAAATATCAAATGGTTTGTGAACAACATGCCACACAATCACATGTTCAACATAAATTGTGCATGGGGATATTTAAATTTATATTACCTTGACGAAATTGAAGACTGGTATCAAAATAATTTAACAAAAAATCGATACGGCGATACTGTAAATTTAATATATCAAAAAGTAATAGGTGATTTTAGTATTAATCATGTGTCTAAGCCAACTAAAGAGGTTTTGCTAAACAAGTTTAGCAATCGCCCACGATTAATAGAATTGGTTAATTCTTTAACAACAAGTGCAGAAAGTAATAGTTTTTTCTGGGAAAAAATCAACCAAATTGATTCTATTAGAGGCAACAGTTTTAGATCTGTATGCCCTGAGTGGGCTGAGTTGTTAGATTAAGACGCTGTGATCACAGGAGTCCAGGCAGTGGCACCGTCAGTGTTGACATACATCCTGTCACTGGTAGCACTACCGTCTGTACGCATGTACAACGATCCTTGGGCAGCACTCAAGGTAGGTGCACCTGACCCAAAGAATATACCAAAGTTGGTGGTGCTGGACATTCTGTAACCTGCACCTGCTGTACCACCTGCTGGTACAGCGGTACCAGAAAGTATTCTAGCGTTGCCCACAGCAGATACCACAGCACCGCTCTATATATTACCACCAGAAATGTTGGC